AGGGTTCTTATTCCAACGTATCTCTACTTGGTCAGGAAACTGCTCTTCTAGTTTTTTCATAGGAGCAATGATACGATAATAAGCACACCCGCCTAGTCAGCCCTCGTTGGCAGGAACACAGAGTATTTTTAGTTTACCCTGGCCTGTCAACGAGGTATTTTCTCCTTGTTTTGTTACCATTTATTATTTCTATTGTTAATGTATTCTTTAAGTGAAGGTTTCCACTCTTGGAGAAGTTTAGTATGCTTTCCTCCGCGACCTCTATTACAAGAAGCACAAGAAATAGCGAGGTTACTTAACTCCTGCGTTCCTTTTCTAGACAAAGGAATGATGTGTTCCAAGTCGTATGGTCCTACTATCATAGAGGAGCAATACTCACAAGTAAAAGAAGAACCACCAAAAGTTTTGATATTATAGTTTTCTAGAAAAACAATAGATGAGAGTTCTAGTGTCCCCGCTTCTTGGACACGCTTTCTTCTATTTGCTTCTCTCTTTTTCCTGCTTGCTCTATACTTTTTAGGGTTATTTCGCATCCACTCTTCAACATACTCTTTTCTTTGTAAATATCTTATAGTTTTAATAATAGCAGGTTCTTTTTGTCTTCTCTTTTTTTGGTTTAGAGTTTCCCTCTCTCTTACTTCTGGTATCTGTTTATACGCTTTATTCCTTTTTTGTTGACATACTTTACATTCGCTTTTTAGTCCGAACTTAGCATTGCCTTTATTAAACTTGCGTAAGGGTAATACTTCTTTACATTTACTACATTGTTTCTCCATACAAAAACATCCTCCTTCTTATATAGTGAAGGAGGATGTTTTTTTTAGTTCAGTAGTTATAAAAACTAAGCAGTAGTTTTTGCTTTTTCTTCTGCTTCTTCCGCATCAAACTCTGCTTCGGTTCCTTCCGAAGAGTGTGAGATACCTAGAGCAGCAGCAACACTCTTAACAGCACCACCTAGATCAATATTACTATCGTGAGGAACAACTGACTTGGCTGCTTTGACGTAGTGCTTACGCTTACGTTTACTCAGAAGCATAGCTACACCTTCCCAAGCAGCTAGACCTGGGATAAATGCTGAACCAATGCCAAAGATAGTTTTTACGATACCTTCTGTACCTTTCTCAGTAAGCTCACCACCGAGAGGAACATACGATGCTTCCTCAGTTAGATACTCCTTGGAAGTTAGTACAACTTCTTTGCCAGGAGGAAGAGCTTCTGCGATTGATGCTGGGAGTTGTTCTACTGGAATGCGAGCGAACTCACCACCAGCAACTACCTGATCGGAAGTAGTAAAGATAGTATCGGGACCAAACTCATCTTCGAGAGTGGAAGTACATGATACGATGCCCATAATTAGGGACGCAAGAAGGAAAAGGGGTAATAGTAGTTTTTTCATAATCAACTTTGTAGACGGGAAAGGTAGTCATCATCAGAGACATCTTCGTGAGTAGAAGTACTCTGACTAGGCGAAGCGGTTCCCGTAAGCATACTTACCGCTTGCTTAACATCCTCATACTCTTCTAGTTTAACTAGATCGTGGATTTCGTGAAGGGAGTCCATAGTCGCTGCCACTTCTGATTTTGATCCAAGAGGAGAGGATTTAGGACGAGGAGCAGATTGGTCGTACTTGGGCCATTGACCATCCATTTCCTTAACAATTTTAAAATCATGGCCCTTCTCTACATCAGTAATATCTCCAAAGTCCTCATCGAGCATAGCGCCGATAATCTTCTTAAAGAGAATAACTCCAATGGAGAGAATTTTAACACTTCCTGACTCACGATCAAGAATGTTCATGTAGTAACGAGCACGGGGCTTAATCTGGCGAGCAAGAGCTTCGTCCTCTTTGCTACCAGTTTTCCAGAGACCGTAATAGAGATCACAGAGAGGGCAAGCTTCTCCATGAATCTTACGACAATGGACATTCTTCGTAGTGTTGTCAGGTTGAGGGACACGGTGAATCTTAGTCTCCGCATAGAACTCCTTCTCTTCATCCTTCCAAGGAAGAATACGAATAGCATTGCTGCCTTCGGGAATTTGATAGAACTTTTGAAGGAAGTCCGTGTTGTTGTTGGTGCTTCCACCAGGGTTGTTTAGTTGTTCGTGCTTAAGTCGTAGTGCGTTTAGATCAATAGCCATTTTAGTTTCCTTTTGTAGTTATTTGTATAGTTTAGTTTCTTCTCGTTTGTTGGCAGATGCTTGAATAAGCATATCCTTTTTCTGCTCAAGGGACTTAACTAATCCCTTAAGTAGTTCGTATTTGAGGAGGGCATCGTCAAGATCTTTTTGACGAGTTACATATCCTTCCTCAGACATTACCATATCATCTAGGTCTTTCGCAGTAAGCTTTACAGAAGAGTTCTGCTTTGCTTCTTTACGGATAGTAGCCATAAACCTCGTAAGCTCGTTAGTGAGATCGTTGGTCTGCTTCTTGGCTACACACATAAGTCCGTGATAATATGAGTATATAGATGCTTGTCGTGTAATCTCGGTTTCTACATTAATATCTGTAAACCGAACCAAAGCATCACTAATATCTTTATAGTTTTCCCAGGTGAAATCATCCAGGGAATCAATTAGTTCTTTCATTTCGTTAGGGGTTATAGGTTCTTTGGTATCGGTCTATTATAGGAGGAGGTTGGCGATTCTTGAAGAACTTTAGTCAGAAAGTTTGGGTCTCTCAGGTTTTTGGAAGATCTAGAAATTAAAGGCTCCTTGTTTTGGACTTTTTTGTAAATACGTTTATACTCTGAGGCAGTCATTAATGACATAACACCAGCAGGATCTAAAGAAACATAATCGCCTTTGTTGCCAATTTGAGTTATTTTATTTGGTAGTTCTTCATTTTGCTTAACTAAACCAAACTTATAATCAATTCTATATATTGATTGTTTTTCGGTCTTAACTACTTCTTGTGTAGGAGTAGCAAAGGACCAAGATCCTTGATATAAAATACTAAGCTTTGTTGTTGGGTTGTTCATTTAATATCTCAAATAGTTTTGGGTTAAGGTTCATAAGAAGCAGAAGTCCTCTAGAAATTAGAGTAGTCATATCTTCATTTGTTCTGGGAATAACCTCGTCCGTAGCTTCATGCCCTCCAAGTCCTACCATTTCTAGTACGATATGGATAAGTTCATGGAGTAAAGTTTCTCTTGCTAGTTCGTGCTCCATAGTACTCTCTAGTCCAACAAAACCAGCATCGAACTCAGTCACCCCATAACAAACGTCTGCTCCTGATCTCAAACCCTTCTTTATATTTAGGGCATAAGTCCGATAACCTGCATCGACAGACGTTATTTTTTCCTCAACCAATCTATTTAAGATATTATGTTTATGCATCAGTTTGTATTGCGAAGTTTCCAGTTTTTAGATTTGCTACCATGGTCTCTATATCATCTAAACTTTCTTCTTCGGCATCACACTCAGCCATCGTCAAAGTTTGATAGTTTATATCCATATTGACAGAGAACCTTGGTTTTCCATTTCGGGACTTCATAACAAATGCTCGCATCTTGCCTTCGTCAAACTCTTCTTCTGTTTGATTCAGAGATATAGCAAAATCGCAAGTACGAATCTTTCCATATGAATCCCCAAGTTCAGCATCAGTAATAACTTTTACCATGCGTCCTTGTCTGTTGGTTTGAGTAGCAGTCCACACTAGGAAATTAAACTCCATAGCAAGTCCTCGTAGCTCTTCTGCGATTCTTTGCTGTGCATGATACTCCTGTTGAATGTCTCGGGTTGGACGCATCAGTTCTAGATAGTCCACAATCAAGACATCAGGCTCAAACTCCTCATAGTTCTTGAGTTGTACAAGCAGGTTTCTAATAGTGTTAATAGATGCCTGACCTGTAGGGAACTCTTTAATAACTAGTTGACTGCCTTCACACTTGTCTTGGAACAACTTCAAGCGTTCCATGACCTTAATCTGGTTGGTTGCCTCTTTAAGTTTGGATTGAGGAATAAGAGTAGTAATAGAATCGAACCGTTGCGCGATCTTATCCTCACTCATTTCAAGCGAAACATAAAGAACCTTGCGGCCCTCTTTCATTGCTTGAACTCCTTGATTAACCAAGTATAGAGATTTACCAACCCCAGGAGGAGCAACTACCATAGCAAGTTCTTTGCATCCCAAACCACCTTCCAAAGAATAGTTTAGAGAAGGAAGAACTGTACGATATTTTGTTTCGTGCTTCTTATTAAAGAGACGATCCCAGCGTCCTCCGATGCTGGTAAAGTAATCCTGACCTGTATCAACATCCCGACTAATAAGGAGTGCTTTCTTGACGAGAGCTTCTACCTCCTCTACTCGGTTTTCTTTGATAAGGGAGATACTTGCCGCAATAGCATTTTTCATCTCCTCCTTCTTCGCAAACTTCTCTACTAGGTCCAGCATATACTCAGTATTGCTAGTAGTAGAAACATCTACGTTAGAAATGTAGGAGAGTTCATCCTCATAATCAGAGACGTTCTCCTTTGAACCTAGTTTGGACTTTACATCCTGTAAAATAAAATCGTCAGTAGGAAGTTTACTATACTTATCGTAGTGGTCCTTGATCGTATCAAAAATCTTTGAGTGTGAAGGAAACTCAAAGTAATCTGATTTTACAAGGTTTACAATTTGTAGGTAAAAATCTTTGTTGGATTTTAAGAGGTAAAGAATACCTCTCTGAATGTTCTCGCTAAAGTCGTATGCCATGTTATTTTGTTTTAGTTGGATCTAGTTTGTTGCTGCCGATGGACTTGTACCCTTGCTTGTTAGCAGTATCATAGACCTGATCGGCTAGTTTTTTCGTTCTTTCTATCTTATCTGCTCGTTCTCTAGAGTTAAGACGTTTTGCCTTACCATCTTTTGCTAATTTTTCGTAGTTAATTTCTGCTTTCTTATATCGGAACTGACCGTCGTTAATTCGTTCCCTTGTTTCCTCAATGCTTCTGTGAAGAAACCTATTAGAAGAGTCCTTATCGAA